TATCTGATCCGATAGTGGCATTGTCTGCCATCTCATCGTTGGAAAAAAAAGCTGATAAATCTTCTGCAAACATCTTTTACTTCTTCGCCTTTTTTTTTTGCCTTTGATTCCACTGCTTTGTTAGTGTCAATCAACTTGGCTGCTAATTTGGTTGCGACTTCGACCGTTTCACCTTTTGCAAAGGATTTACCGTCAATGCCGACTGATATTAATAATTTAATTTTCATAATTTATTATTTTGATAATGAGTGCCGATTGCTCAACACTCAAAAACATATTATTAAGTGGTTGCGTCTTTCATTGCAGCAAATGACTCTGCGTGACGAATTCCAATATCAACATCTTGAAGCGCAACGACTCTGACCGTGCCGCTTGATGATCCCGTTGATGTGTCAACGTTAATATCAATGCCACCCCAAGTACCAATAATCAAATCTTTCCAATTACCGTAAACGATTGCTGAACAAGTTGATGTTGAACCTTTAGTGAGGTTTGATGGAACTTGATTAGAAACAGCCGCATTGTAACCACGTAACGTGTTGTTATCTGACCAAACATACTGCGCAGTGCCTGATGCTTTTTCAGTCTGCAGCAACTTGCCACGAACTTTTGCGTTTGTTAAAAAGCCAAGCGATCCCATATCGGCATTGTCGGCTGCCACTGCTGATTCTAAATCAACAATATCTGCCCAATCCGGCGCACCACCATTTGTACCGCCAACAACCGAACCAATACCAGTTGTATTTAAAATACCTCTCGGTTGATTTGATGCGCCTGATCCGTTGATTGCCGCCTGATCAATTGCCAATGCAAGTGATGTTGCAAGATCATTACGCACAAACGCCTCAACATCTAATGATGATTGAAGTAACATTTTTCGCGAAATATCAGACATTGAGCCAACTGTCTTACCGGACATGCTTAATTGATCGAATGCGGGCGTGCTTTCTGTTACTGCGCCTGACTCAGCCACCCAATATGATGTGGCTCCACCGGTTTGACGGGGGATAGCAATGTTGCCGACTAGATCATTCATCATGGTACTACCCAAACCAATCACTTGTGATTTGTTTCTGAGCATGTCAATAAAACTGCCTGATAGTAAATCAGTTGCAACGGTATGACCACCTGCTGTTGAAGTTGTTACGTTTAAATCACGCATTAAAACGTCTGTTGGGATATAAAAACCCTGCGCACGTTTGCCCAATTTAGATGCCATTTGCTCAGACATTTCCTGTTCAAATCCTGCTTCTTTCCAATTTCCTGTCACTAATGCATTTACCGCTCTAACAATTGAGAAGTCACCAATCTCAGCATCATTCATGCCAATTTTAGTATCTTCTATTGCTGAATTCTTTGGTTGATTTTTAGTGATCGAATCTAAAGCAACGCCACGAAACTCATCCATTGAGCGGTCATTTCTCTTAAATTGAGCGCCAATTTCTTTAAGTTCCGGGTGTTTTGATACGATCGCATCGATCTCTTGTGAGCGTGCGCGATCCGCCGCCACTGCATCGCGGCCTACTTGAACGGCATCGATATTTGTTGTATTTTCTGTTGTCATTTTGACTTCCTTATTATTATTTTTTAAATTTGTAATTGTAGTGAGGTGATCGCCTTTAACATCTGAACGACCCACGCCCACACTGCCATCTGCTGGAATTGAAACCGTTGAAATTTCGACTGGTAGCCATGATGTTGCCCTGTAAGTATCAATATCATCTTCTGTATCTTCTAGTTTCATCTCTAGGATTCGATAACCAACTGAAATACCCGTGCGGATTCCGTCAATTACGTCTTGAAATATTTCTTGAGCGTGCGCGGATTTTGAAAAACGCACCACAGCTGTGCCACGTTTGCCATCCACCGATGCACTTTCAACCACTCCTATTTGGTCATCAGGATCATGATTTAATAGAAGCGGCGCTTTATTTTCTAACCTAGAAAGATCAACGTTTTCGGGTGAATGGCCTAAAACCTCATATCCGAAACTCCTTTCGACCTTTTCCATAGATGAGAAAGACAAAGCCACCGTGCGTGCCTCAATATCAATATCATTTTTTGATAAATTTAGTGAACGAGTTAAATTACCCGTTTTTATTTGTTTCATTGTTTACTACCTCACTGTTAATGCTCAAATTTAAGCCTTTGTCTTTGGCTAGTTGTTGTTCATAAGCAAGTTGGTCATATACATCCTCAATATCACCACCTTGCTCTGCTACAACCTCACTGGCCGTTTTAATCCCTGCGGAAATCGCCTCAGTCGCATATCTAATGTCCTTCAAAGGATCGACCCATTGCCACGCCTTTGGCTGCCATCTGATCTCAGTTAATTTATCAAAATCAACCATATTTAAACCAAGTGAGCCATTAAGCAATTGCATTGATAGCCATTGCTCATAAATGCGATCCATAAAATGCTGAGTCATCCAGTTTTGCTTGACTCTCCAATTGTCGCGTTCTTCAATCGTTCCAGACCGGATTGAGGAAAAAGAAACTCCCTCCAAATCTGAGGCCAAATTATTGTAAGAAATTCCAAGGCCGGATGCTATGCCCCTAAGAATTGCTTTATTAAAATCTTTGAATGCTGATGTTGGGTGGGTGGGATCAAACGAAGTGAAACCCATTCCGGCCGGTAATTGGGTGAATACTCCCGGCTCTGCTGAATCAAGCAAATAACCTTGATCATCTTCATCACCAATGAACGAATCGCCGGCCTCAGAGGTGTAGAAACCGAGTTTCGAAGCTCCAATTCTAGCACCAATAAGCTCTGCTTCCTCGTACGCGCCCAACATTTGCAAGCGTGTCATTGCACTAGCCATCCAAGTTGCACCGCGTATTTGTTCAGGGCGTTCGCCCATAAATGCATGGATAACATTATCAGCCGAAACGCGTTCATATCTTGCACCGGCGGCCGCTTCATTTTCGATATTGGTTTGCAAGTGGTAGGCCATCGGCTTACCGGTGGCATTAAACTCAATGCCCATGCGGATTACATGGCCGCCGTTTAGATTTTTATTTAGATTTTCATCGAGACGGTTTATATCTAAAAATTGCAGTTTAAAACCAAACCTAGAATCATCATGCACCATGCGCACTAATACCTCACCATCTCTAGCTGCGGATTGAATAAATAACCTTTGAGATTCAACAAATGAAAGGCGGCCATCATACGAACAGTTTTTAGCCTTTGACCACTGCAACCAAGCCTGTTCAACAATGCGATTTGATTTTTGGTCTAACTTGCCGCGGCTTGTCTTTGATTTAACTTGTAAAACAATGCCCTTTGCGCCAACAACATTTGAAACACACATTTGCAAATATTTGCGCGCATAATCATTGTTAATACTCAGATCTCGCGCCCTTATTCGTAACATTTTGCCACCGGCTTGCAAATCTTTATTAATATTTTGCGAGGTGGTTGTCCATGATGAAGTCAAGCGGTCAACCTTTGCCCCGGCAAACGCACGTTTGGCAACGGTTTTTTTGTGCTTTCTAAAAATAGATAAAAAATTCATCAAAACCTCGTTTTAATAATACCGCTGTGGCCTAGGCCATTGCGGATGCGCTCGGCACGAGTTTCACGCACATATTCAGCGCGATATTTATCACGTAACATAATCAAATCAGGTATTGGGGTGCGCCATAATTCACGCCCGGCAATTGCGTACTTTTCTTGATCTTTACTGGCTCTACCCTCGATTGTTGCTTCAATCGCATCCAATACTTTTTTAACGTGACCGCGTGGATCAGTGGTTGCAGCATCACGATTGGTTTTAACTTCAAACGTGCCACTGTCAATAGTGATACGCTCTGAGTCGGTGGTGCGAATAATATACGCTTGCCAGTGATAGATGCCTGCGGCATAAGTTGCTGTTACTGCTTGGCCTACTTCCACAATATAATCCGTTCCGGACTCACTTGCGGTGATCTCAATTTCTGTTGAGCCTGCATTTTCTAAACGTGCCGAATATTTCAAAGAATACAATGCAACGGGATAATCACTGTTTAAGTCGCTGCGCTTCCAGGCGATGCGATCACCGGCCACAATTGTGCCAGGCTCAGTTGTTGGGTAGTTTGTAGAGTCAAATAAATTGGCCATAAATCCCTATATCTAGTGTTTTTAAAATATAAAACTACTATATCTAGTAACTTAGTGTCGTAACTTTTTTTTAAATGTCAACCCTAATTTTAAATTATTTACCAACGGGATACAAAACCCCCACTTGCCTTGTGTTTGCCGTGCCTTGGTCGGATTTTT